GTAGGACTGTCTTCATTCAAACTTTGTTTAAAAAGTGTTGTCAGTTTAACTTTGTCTAAATTAAAATCTTTGTATCGAGAATTTTTATGTAGCCACTTTGCTATTGCTAAAACACTCTTGGTATCTTCGTCTTTAAAACGACGAACTTGATACGGCATGTAGTACCTATATGTTTGGGAATTGTTATTAACAGTATACTACATTAGTTAGTGTAATATCAAGCTTTTAATTGTTTAATGGGTTTGAAAGGGCGATTGTAATTTTCTCATCTAAGTCTTTTTCAAGGGTATCTATTTTTTGATCGAGGCGCTCTACTTTCTGATCTATTCGAACCTCAAAAGAATTTATAATATCACGAACAATACCTACATTATTTCGATTGCGTATCTCTTGGGCATCGAGATTATCTGCTTGTTTATCGAGCTGCGCTTCAATCCGGTCACTCATTTTACTTATATCTTGTTTAATCTCTAGCTTAATATCATATACGTCAGCTTGTAATACGGCTACGGTTTCTTTCATTGAATTAATTTGCTCTCTAACGACTTGGGCAAGCGATTCATTTTCAGTATTTAAAAGGACAACTTTACCATCTAGTGCCGTAATTCTTTTATTTATCCCAGACAAATCAGGCGCCGTATAGTTTTGAATCTTCTTTTGCATCAAAATCCAAGAATTATAAGCTTCAAAACCGCCGTATAAAAATCCAATCACAGTAAAAACGGCTGGGATTATAATAAATAATCGATTTCCACCTAGCCCTAATTTTATTCCTTTATACTCTATATCCGCCATATTTACCTTAATTCTCGAACGATAGTGCTTTTAACTGGTTTATTTCTTGTTGAAGTTTTTGCACTTCTAACGATTTCTTTTGCAGTTCTAATTCGTATAACCTATTACAATTTATTCGAGATTTAGTTCGGGCACCTAGTGGGATTGTAATCCTTGAGTAAACTCCAATGTCGCCAACCCTGCTTTGATCTGTAGATGTGCTGCCCTGTATTATACTTGTAACTCCGAATTCTAAATTTGTTGCGCTACCTATGGCATTTGAGCAATCAAGCTCTCCAGCCCTAAATTTGTCGCTCTGGTAGCCCATTGGGGAACTTGGCAGGGATAGACTTAACGAGTTTGACGCTGAATCTGCCAATGCAACTCGACAAGAACAATTCGAGAGAAGTGTAAGCACAACTACTGCTATAATTAATTTCATTACTCTTACTTTATCTTACTGCAAATTCTCGAAGATACTAAAGTAATTTGTTTCTTGCCTGGGTGAAGTTTTGATACGGTGCAAATATAAACAACTTTCTTTATATCAACAGATCTAATGTATACATCAAAGGATTTTGTTTTATTTAAATTTACCTTAATAACTTTAGATTTTGTTGCAAATGGAACTGGTTTCCACTCCCCCGTAAAAACTTCGATCTCATAATAATTAACGTCTTCTCGTCTATTAAACAACTTGAGTGTTGTTACAGATACCTTCTCAACATATGAAGGTTTTAATTTCGGATACGCTGGTGTCATTTCGTGAGCTTGGCATAAAGAACCTAGTAGCGAAAAAACTAATATCCATATCAGATTGCGATGCATTCAGCTTGAATTATGGCCGTATACTGACCCGCTGGAAAACTTTTGTTATATCCATACATTGCAGTACTGCTAACAGTAAACCATGTGCTACCAGCCAATGTGTGCGTAAATGTAGTAACGTTAGCTGGGGAAATTACCTTGGCTCCCTCATACGCAGACATCGCCGCCACTGAAACTTGACCTACAACCGTAGACCCTGTGAAAGTGACATTATCAGATAACGTTGGCGAGCTGCTAAAAGAAGTTGGTGTTGTGAATCTAGTTTTATAAAAATTAGCTTGGGCAATATCTACCCTGATAGAAGCCTTGGTACCCCCCGAACTTGGCGTGGTGTCCAATTTGTTCGGGAGTGGGTTCCCGTATATACCGCTTGTTTCTGTCCATATAGAGCATTTGGCTTGAACGTTACCTTGAATGGGTGAATTTATAGCCATTGCAGAGCTTGCTGAAAGTAAGAACGCAAGTCCTGTTAGTATTTTGATATTCATAATTTCTCCTAATCTAAATTATATTGCGATCTAACCATTTTATTGTGGGCCTTATCTGTTATTAAGTTTTTAAAAGCTCTGTTATTATCGTGTAATATTCCGTCTTCTAAAGTAATTGTTTCTTCAAATGATCCGCCATCAATTGTCATTTTAGAATATGCGTCTAACTTGTTTGTTCCTATTAAGTTTTCAAGCATTGCTAATTGCTGTTCTGGGTCAACTAAGCCTTCAGCAGTTGTGGTAATGGAAAGCACGTCTTCAATGCTTAATTCTTCCTCTACCTCTTCTTCCTCAGTTTCTTCAGTAGGTTCTTCCTCGGCAGCTTCCGCTTTTTGTTCTAATTGAAATTGAACCCATTGATCATAAAAAGGATCATCAATTGTTGGTTCGGTATCTAGCAAATTATTGTCCAGCAAATATTTGAGCATAGCGGCCTCAAATTCAGGACATTCAGGATCGGTTAGAGGGTTAAAGCAAGTATCATATCTATATTGGTAATGTACAACTACGTCAGAGAGTGTTCCGTCCCCATCTACCTTAATCTCGCCATCCCCAAATAAAGTTCCTAAAGTTGGTATTATCGGATCATATTTTACTTTTGTGTTGCCTTCTATCCCGTCCCAATTATCACTGTACTTATAAATGTTACTATCACCATCGATGTGTTTATTCGTAATTGTTACGGTTGCGTTTTTAGTTGCATCTTTAGTTATAGTGTATTTGTGAAATACTCCGGACACTGTAAGCCCAGCCTCTGGGGGGAGAACTAAGCGCATATTCCATCGCCTTACATCATTTTTAACTGCATTATCGGTGCTTCCGTTAATAACTTCAGAGAAGCAATAAGAGCCCCAACAACAGACCACCGACGCCAACAGCGCCTTTTGCAGTATTTTTATCATCCGCGCTCCAAGGTTCTTTTTTTCCACTTACATATCCAGGGGCTAAGTGAGGATTATCCTCCCAGTATTTTTGTGCAGCTATCCCCGTCAGACCGTTGTTTACTGGGCAGGGCGATCCGGCTCGTAGCATACTACGGTGTACCCGAGAATCCTCACAGAGAACACTAACGGCTGCCACGCGAAGCCCCATATCAAAGAGCGTTTTAGCGTTTTTTAAGCGTTCACAATTCATGTCGCGAACAGTCTTTCCAGCACTAATTCCTAAGATCTGTGTTTGTACAGCTCCTGATACGCCTACTGTGCAAAGATCAGAGTTTGATGAATTTATAGAAGGAGCCATTGCACTAGGGGGAGGTGATTTAACAGTTGTTTCAGAAGTTATATTACTATTCGTGTTTGAGTTTGCGTTGCTATTTGTTTCAATACAATTTGAATTAGTCGTACTATCACACCCTTCACCATAAGCTAATGGGACAATAATGATTAAAAATAAACAAATAAGTACCCCATATAAAAAACATACTAGAAGTTTTAGTAATAAATTATTTACCATCAAAACTCATCCAAACAGCCCCAGCAATAAAGGTAAGTGTAGCAACGGTAAGTATTCTTACTGTTGTTATCCAAATACTTTTTCGCGTATCTCGCCAAGCATCCAAGAGAGATCTCATTTGCCTAATATCATCAGCAGCGTTTTCATCACAAAGCCCCACAGCCTCCAAAGCATGTTTAGAACCGCGCCGTGCAGCGCGATCCAACATTTCTTCCAATTCAGCAGCGCTTAAAGATATATCCGCCATTACCAGGGAGTACCGCGACCGATTGTCGGGGTTTTACTCTCTGCTATTTGATCTGCCAAGTTACTCTCAACTGCACTTTTGTCGAGTTGTGCTTGAGCCCAAGTAATACAATTTGCTTCAGTTACGCTGTCGTATGCTATGTACCCCGAATCTGAAGGGTCGGGCGAGTGCGATGTAGAGCCATAAGAGTGTGCTCCATGATCACCATCAACGGCGGTGCATTGCCAATGAATTGTTGTAATTCCTCCGGTTGCTATTGAGTGATCAACTGAGGGGATTGTCCAAGTATATGTAATTGCCATTATTTTATCCTTCTAATGTTGTTATGCGAGCTTCTAATTCGAGTATTGTTTTTACGAGAAGTGGCACGAGTTTGCTGTAATCCAACGATTGATAACCATCGCCATTTTCTTGTATTTCAGCATCCTTAGTTCCAAACACTGCTTCAGGTACAATGCTAGAAACCTCATGTGCTAAGAAACCGTCTTGAATTGTATTATCGCTGTCAGCTATCCAGTTAAATCGTGCTGGCTTGAGTTGCTTTAATCTTGTTGTAGCATCCCATGTATAAGTTACGTTTTCTTTTAATCTATAGTCTGAGCTTGTAGCATAAGCAGTACCAGAACCAGCAGTTGAAATACTACCTACGAGACCATTACCATTGTAAAAGCGAACTTGAGTGTTAGTGTTAGTCGTGTTTCCAGCAGATGTATAAAGTTGGTCTGACGTAAATAAAAAGCCAGATACACTTGCGCTTGGGGTATCAGTACATCTTACATGAACATTGCCTGAGCCGTCTATTCTCATACGTTCTGCTGCACCAGCATAAAATATTTGGTCTACTCCAGAACCTCCATAATGAGTCATGTTCTCATCCGCATCGAGTGATATATATGAAGTCTGACTTCCAGCATTATGGAATCTTACTGCTGCACTTCCAGTAGCATCTTTTTCAATAATTAAATCACTGCTTGTTCCAGCATCTAAATGCAAAGTGCCATCAATTGAAGTCGTTCCAATACCCACGTTGCCTGAGCCGTCGATACGCATTTTTTCTGCGTCATTAGTTATAAACATTAGTGGCTGATTTACAGCAGTTCCTAAGAAAGTTCCGCTTGTGCCGTTAGTGTACAGATAAAACTGTGTTGCACCAGATTTCATTAAGACAAGGTTTTGATAATTGCCTGTACCGTTTATACTTAAACCTTGAGAATTAGTGCCAAAGTTTGAAGGTGACGAAGTTCCAATTCCCACGTTGCCTGAGCCGTCGATGGTCATGCGAGGAGAACTAGCTGTAGCTATATTCAGCCTACCAGTATCATGTGCGTAAGCTATATAACTTCCATATTCGCCAGCACCTGATGTAGCGTCAGACATATAAATAGCTGAACTACTAGTTGCACCAGCGCGAATTGTAATACCCGCGTTTCCACTGTCAGCAACTGTTAAATTATGTGCACCTGTTTCACCTTCGACAGTTGTACCAATCATTACATGACCAGCCGAGTCTATTTTTTGACGTAAAGTATTATTTGTATAAAACGCAAGGTCATTATTTTCGCGCTGTTCGATGTTTGCTGTTCCGTCTGTAGCAATACCAATCTGGAAACCATCACCATCTGTACCACTTCCAGTCGTTTGGTTGGTAATTTGAATTTTAGTAGTTTCGTTACCACCGTTTATATGGAGGTGTCTTTTGGGTGAAGTAGTGCCAATTCCAACGTTGCCTGAGCCGTCGATACGCATAGCTTCCGCCAGTGAACTCCCGTTACTTGTTGAGAATTGTAAATAACCTTCTCTGTTACTACCACCACTCGTAGACTTTAAACCAGCGATAGAGCCAAATATATCCGAACGAGAAACACCATCGTCAGACACACCACCAAGTTCTAACAAACCACCTTTGTTTGCAGCTTGCCCAGAACGATTAGTAATTCTGAGCTTTGCTAAATAACCTGTTGAGCCTGAGTGTTTAATGGTCGGTTCAATTGGAGCGGCACCTGATGTTACGACAACGATTTTGTCTGATTGTATGCGCATCGCTTCTGCCGCTGTTCGCACAGTAGTGCCACTTGCACCACCAGTACTTGTCGAAAAGGTCATATACGAGCTACCAGTACCAGAGCCATCGCCAGATTTTAAAAGTAAGTTTGTGCCAGGTTGGTTTGTATAACTAGGGCTAGAGGAGCCAGCAATGATAGCGTTCCCTGCACCACCGAATGGGCCAGCAGAAATTAAACCAGCACTATCAATTCTGAGCCGTTCTGTCAGATTACCACCGTTACTGCGAGTAGTAAATCTTAATGCGCTGGCGTAATCATTGTTTGTAGTGTTTTCCTTAATACCTTGCACAGTTGCAAAGTTAGTAATGTTGCCGCTACTATTATACTTTCCTCTAAATGATATACCACCCCCTGGGTTTGTACCATTATAAGCAGTTCCATCATCAAATATTCCAAGCGTTGCTAAACCACCGCCAGACGAAACATTAGACCCACTTACTTGAAGCGGATATTCTATTGACGCACTGCCAATACCTAACTGTCCATCAGCATCCAGTGTCATTCGAGGATCTGAAACTAAAGCCGCACCACCCCCAGCGGTATGGAACTCCATCTTCATTCCACCACCAGTGCCCGCAGCTCTACCTCGAATAAAACCACGGATACCACTGGCGTTTGAATCGCTGTCATCGCCAGCAAAATTAATTACACCATAGATATCATCATTCACAATAGCAGTGTCTGTTCGCTTAAGTCTAATAGCAGCATTACCAGCAGATGATGAGATTGATAACATGTCCAAAGGGTTTGATTCTCCCAGACCCAAATTTCCAGTAAAAGTTCCTGTGCCTGTAACGTCTATGCCTGTGGAAGTTGTAGCTAGTTTTGATGCATTGTCATGGTAAAGGGTTGCCGCACCATCAGTAGTGAACTTAGCGTAAAGCTCTGATGCTCCACTCATTAGATACAAGTTGTTACTAGCTTTAATGTTAAGGTCGCCAGTTCCCGTATCGTTTATATAGCTATCTAACCCACTGTGAAAAATCTGTAGATCATCAGAATTTCCTAATTTGATTTTTTCATCATCACCTAAAGAAATACTGTCAGTAACAAATGTGGTGCGTCCATCTGCAAGTTCGCGAGCTCTACTCATTTATTGTCTCCCATTAAGATGCGTCATCTCGTTGTTTACGAGTTTTATAGTCTGACCTAGCTGTTACAAGTGCTACAAAGTCAGCTTGATTACTCGGTATGCTATCCGTAAAGCTCTCATCATTTATGAGCTTAGTAGTCCATTCAGACTGCATACGTTTCCAGCAGTTGTTAATCTTGCCAGTAACTGCACCATCAATCCAAGCATCTAAGCCTGAGTTATCTGATGCTGTGTATAGATCATTAGCAAGTATCTTTTGCTGTAAATCTGTAAGTGTTGTTGTTTTAGTGTGGTTTGCCATTGTTATGTCTCCTTTATGACAGGGTTGTTTCGCCCAATGGTTATGCTACTAGGTAGCCAGAAAAGAATGAGCTAATTAAAATGTCTGTCTGTTGAGTAGCATCATATTGTACAATCGTAACATAAGCTGTATCACCAGCGTCCATGTCTGCTAAAACATTAATAGGTAGAGTCCAGTAGAAAGGATCACTAGAGAACTTTGGTTGAATTATGTTATGATAGTTTCTATTTGAGGTTCTTATAGATGCTTCATAATAAGTAGCCGCTGTGTCAAGCACACTTAAATAAACAGAAGCACTAAGTTTATATTTACCTGTTACAGGAGCAGTAAAAGTATTACTTGCAAAGTCGGAACCCACATCAAAATTTTCTGCACCAAACGCAACTGTTGTAGCCCCTCCAGCAGTAATATTGTCTTGACTAGAAGAAGGGTGAGCTAGAAACGCTGGTTGTGATGGCATAGTAACTGCACCTGTGCTGTCAATAGTCAGTTTAGCGTCAGCTATACCAGCGTTCACATCGCTATTAACTCCGTTCACACAAAAGTTTAATGAACCAGTTCCTCTAGTCCCAGGATCATCTCTTTTGAAGATAATAGCACCCTTCATTCGGCTGTCTAAATTCTGAGAATCTGTCTTAAACATTAAGGATGCAAGACTACCAACGGTGTCAGTGTCAGCGTGGATTAACATCTTTGAATTACCACTGCTTACCACATCTAACTGGGTAAATGGTGCTAAAGTAGTCCCAATTGCCACTTTGCCACCTTTAAAAGTAGCTTGCACACTACCACCAGCATAAATTTGGGTAGCGTTTAGAGTTGAACTTCCAGTACTGCCTAGTCGTGTAGCATAACCACCATCAAAAGAATCGTAACCGATCACTGGGTGCCCAGCAAGTTGCATTCCAGCTCCAACGTATGCTGTGCCTGACAGATGTAGGTCTTTCCAACGCACGTTTGAGGCACCTAAGTTTACGTCTGCATCGTTATAAGCACCAGCGTTTGTTGCTGGCAACAGAGCATCAGTTATTTTAATACCTTTTCCAGATGAGCCGTGAGAACCAATATAAGGGTATGAGCCATTTGCACCAATACTACCTACTGTTGCATTATCTTTATTAAAGTTTAAAATACCACCGTCATTACTAGTTCTATTTAATGTTAAAGGTTCACCACCAGAACGGCCTAAAATCGTAACTCCACCTGACCTAAACTCTTGACCTACTGTACTAAAAGATGAGCTAGTCTTACCTATTAATACGGTTCCAACATCTGTGATTCTAACACGTTCATCTGAACCAGTAGCAAACCTCATATAATTACTAGCGTGGCTATACCCGATATAACCTCTGTATCTTTCACCACCAGAAGTTCCGTCTGCCATCATCAAATAATTTTCACCATCCGATGGACATACCATAGTAATCCCACCCTCATTAGGAGTGCTTACAACTAGCTGATTACCATAATACGAAGAGGCGTTGTTTAAACCAATTCCCACTCGGCCTGAACTGTCTATACGCATAACTTCTGCGTCATTAGTAGCAAATTTTATTATTCCGCTTGAAACATTCCATATTGCAAAATCGTTAGTTTGCCTTGATAGGTAAGTTCTGTCTGAACCTGAGATACCCCCGAAATAAATTTGTCCATCACCATTACCTGACGTATCTACTAAAATTCCGTTGTTGCCTACAACATGTAGTGGGGTAGAAGGGCTTGTGGTTCCAATTCCCATTCCTGTAGCTGTTACGGTTCCAGCAAAGGTAGCACCAGTTGAATTGAGAGTTAGTCTATTTGTGCCTCCAGTAGAGAAACCAAGTACATCACTGGAGCTTCTATACATTCCCGTGTTTGTGTCATCGACAAATTGGTACGCTGGAGAACTCGCTGTTCCATTGCCTAATCTAGTAAGGCCAGTGATAATTGCGTTTCCGCCAACATGGAGCTTTTGAGAAGCGTCTGCAATATTTATGCCAAAATTACCAGTGCTTCGAAGTATCATATGGGGAGCATCAGTTTCATACTTATCTCTGTTGGCGTAGAACTCCAGATCCATCTCTGTACCACCAGAACCATCAGTTCTTGCTTTTATCCCAGAATAATGTGGAGGACTTCCAGAAGTGTCATCGTTTCTAAAAGCTAAACCACCAACAAAAGCATTGTCTCCAAGAGTAGTTGAAGTGTTAGTAAGTTCTAGTGTAGAGCCACTGGTGCTTCTTACTTTTAAACTACCGCTATCAACATTTAAATCACCACTCATAGTATCGCCAGCAACGTCCACGAATTGAGCGTTTGCCTGGGTCTTTGTCCAATGATCGGCTAACGTAAATGTTCCATAGCCGATAATATCAACAATATCATTTACAGCGGCACCAGAAGCTAGAACGACAGTGGAGCCATTTGTAGCGGTAAAGTCAGCAGTATTTTTAAGTTTTACACCATTGAGGTACACATCGACATAACCGGAATCATAAGTAGCGCTAAATGTCGTTTGTCCTGCGGTTGCTGTATAAGAGTAACGATTTGATGTGCCGTTTACAGATGATCCCGCATTTGTCCAACCCGAACCCCCATAAACTTTCATGGCAGTCGCTGTTGTATCAAAATAAAGATCACCTAGATCAAGCGCCGACCCGTCTGGGTCTTGGGAGGGAGCACTACTTAATGCCCCAAGATATTGGTTTTGAAATGTTGAAAGCGAAGCCGCCGCAGAAGTTGCTGAACTTGCCGCAGCAGTTTGAGATGAGGCACTAGCAGTTTGACTTGAGGCAGCCGCAGTTTGGCTTGCCGCCGCCGCCGTAGCAGAGGAAGCTGCTGCTGTAGCTGATCCAAGAATAGTATCAACATATGTTTTTGTAGTTGCATCTGTATTTGCTGTTGGGGTACCTAATCCGGTAATCTTTTGATTGCCCATAGCTAATGCCCCAGACAGTGTACCACCCGTTAGGGCAAGGCGCGTATCACGTTGGGTATCAGTATAAGCTTTTGTAGCCACATCTTGGGCGGCTGTTGGGTCACCAGCACCAGTGATCTTGTTTGTAGACATAGCAAGAGCGCCTGTAAGCGTCCCACCCGCTAATGGTAGTTTTGTAGCAATACTGTTTGTTACTGTTGTGCTAAAGCTATCATCATCATTAAGAGCGTCTGCAAGTTCGCCAAGTGTATTTAGACCAGCTCCCGCATCACCTACGAGAGTAGATATCTCATCATCTACATATTTCTTAGTTGCAGCATCAAGATCTGCACTGGGCGCTGTTAAATTTGTAATTGTAGCGGAAGTGCCCGCGTTCATATTTAAGTTACCATTAACAGTAACATTGTTAAATGAAGATGTGCCAGAAGATGCAGTGACATTTCCTGTTAGGTTACCAGTTACGTTCCCAGTAACTGCACCCGTGACGTTGCCCGTTACATTACCAGTAACGTTTCCTGTAAGAGTGCCTGTAATGCCACCAGAAGAGGTTAAAGTAGTAAAAGCACCCGAACTAGCAGATGATCCACCAATTGCTGTTCCGTCTACTGTGCCGCCGTTTATATCAACTGTAGCAAGTGTGGCTTGTCCTGTTGTAGTTACGGTTGTAAATGATGCTGCTGCTTTGCTTGCATTACCAATTACTGTGCCATCAATGTTTCCGCCATTAATATCCACGCTTGCCAGTGTTGCTAATCCTGTAGTGGATGCTGTAGTAAACGCGCCTGTTGAAGCAGCGTTAGAACCAATAGCCGTGCCATCAATATTACCAGCGTTTATATCTACTGTCGCAAGGGTACTTGTTCCTGATGCTGTAAGGGTGGTAAAAGTAGCTGGTTGAGCGGTTGAGGCGCCAATAACAACGTTATCCATTGTTCCTGAGTTAATATCCGCAGAGGTCAAGACAGCGGTAGCAATATTACCAGTGGTTACGTTTGCTGTACCTAGTGTGGTAACACCAGTAACACCCAAAGTGCTTGTTACTGTTAAAGTCCCACCAATTGCCGTATTGCCCGCAGAACTTATTCCGCCCTGTAAGAATATATCTTGAAATTTTAAACTGGCGCTACCAATATCAATTGAATTGGTTGTGACTGGAAGTATAGAATTACCTGAGTGGATCGTTACAATCTCTCTCCAAACTGCTGCACCAGTTGAATTACCTACACATAAATATACACGCCCCGTATTTGTGTTTTCCCAAATAGAACCAGGGGCATATCCATCACCACTATCATCCCCAACACCTGGAGTAGTGGTTGCTGTTGTATTATTTTTACCTCCGACACCACCATGCGCTGCTGGCAAGTACCCAGACACGCTTGTTGTTAAAACAATTTTTGGAGCGCTACCTGTTGATCCATCATGCGCGTGACCAGTTGTTGCATGAAATGCCTCTACTAATTTGTTAAATTCCGCGTTTAATGGTGGCGCTGTAATATCAGCCCCATTAATTATTGTTGCAGTGGATTGTCTAGTGTAGCCCGCCATTTGTTAAGCTCTCCCTGATACAGAAAATTCGAAAACAATACCTTGGATTGTGTGAGATGCTTCTTGGCTCACAGTCACAAAATTGGCCCTAGCACTAAAGCCAGAGCCTTGAATATCGCTTGTCATAATTGGTTTAGATGCACCGCCGTAAATGACGTTAGCGCCATTATACGTAATGTTACGCCCAGCAAACACGGCTGGGGCACCAGCACTATCTTGGGAATATGTACTAGGTCGGCTTGAATCACCGCTCCCCCAATCATATGCCATTGATAAATTCATTGTCATTGGGCCTTCCGCCCTTATAAAAGTATTAACTTTTCGTAATGTTTTTCGGACTTCGGTTTCTCCAAAATCCAAGTATGGAGTTTGATATACGCTTACGATATCTGTCCCATTAAATGAGTTACCAGATTCTTGCCTATATACTTTACCATCATGGTCACCGTGCAGAATATACTCTGTGGTACCAATATAATCAGAGGTGCAGCAAGAAGCCCGTATTCCAAGCAACTCTCCAAATTCCCATTCTATTGATCCAGAACTATCAGATAGGCCGCCTATTATTCCGTAACTATCCGTAACTGGTACAGTACTACCCCCAACAAAATACCGAACTTGAGACTTAGATCTAATGACAACACCATTAACTGTTGTTAAATCATAGTTTTCGATTAAATCTACTAAAGCTCCTTGAATGGGTTTTGAAACTGTTTCAAGTTCCACGTCCCCAATTCGACTAGTACCCGCAACGGGTCTGAAACCATCCGGCGCTAAAAATAATAAATCTCCACCAATTTCTAAGACACTATCTCTAGCAACACATCCCACATTTGCGGTTACATTATCTAAAACAAATGCATTACTTACAACCTTTACACTTTTGATTGCGTTAGTGCCGAATACAAATAAGTTATCTCTAAATGGTTTAATCTGAACAACATTAAATCCAGTTACAACTTGTCCTGCACCCGCTGCTGTTGTGAAAGTTAAAGGATCTTTTGCTGCGGAATGTGTTATAACAGCCTTACTTGTTCTGTCCCCTGCTAGAAATAAATGATTTTCAAATACATCTACGAGCTCTGGTGCATTAACAACTTGATTGCCACCTGGGCTCGAACTACCACCAGAATTAGAGCTATTGATTGCATACCAATTTGTTCCATTAAATACGGTCGCATTATTGACCCCGTCTACAAAACAAATCTGACTACCTGTGCCAAAATCAAATTGTACAAATCTAATCTTATCAACTGTTCTAGAACCACTTGTAACAGCTAGAGTAAGTCCGGTGTTTAAGACTGCCCAACCAGAACCATCTACATATTTCCAAAACGAGTAGGTATTACCTGATGCATTTTTTCGTGCAGCTATTAAATATGGATTTCCAATGTGTTCATTTTTATAAATTGCAATGCAGTAAATTTTACCAGTACCAACCCCGCCAACGCCAACTTCTGGGTATGAAGCATTATATGGGGCAAACCCATTGATACGACGATAGCCGCCAAAAAGTGACGGCTCGTAATTGACCAATCTTGTGGCCGCACCTGGTTTGTTGTCTGATAAATCTAAATGATTTTCATTAGAGTTCAGACCGCCAGAGCATATAACTTTGAACGACTGGGTTTGTTCTGGCATTAGAACCTTACTCTGGTATCACGCACATATTCGTAATTGTTGATATACAAGGTTTGTAAATTTTTAAGACCATCAGCAAACGCCGCGTAGGCTGCTTGTGAGGCTTCAAGGTTATCTTTAAATTGATACATTTGATATAATGCACCATCGACAATACAGGAATCGAAGTTTGTGGGTATACGACTTACATCTCCCGAATTGATTAAATCGCTATGTGTTAAATAATATCTATACTTCACGGAGTAGGCTGCATCAGGACTTTCAGTTACACCAAAGCCTGATCCGTGTGAGGGAAATACATATTGAGGTATACCTCTTCCAGCGCTTCCAGCAGTGTAATCATCATCTCTATGATATTGATACCACTCATCGCGCTCTAAATATTTTAATTGTTTATAGGATGAGTTTAACGACGCATCCTCAACAATTTGAAAACTATTCCAATCAGAAACTTTAAAATAGGTCGGCCAAGTGTATTCCGTTTGGCCGGCAACAAGAACTTGAGTATGTTCAGCCGCATTAAAAGGCCACTCAAATTCAGCTTGATTAATTTTGGCAATAGAAAACTCAACAGCATCCTTAACAAGAGCTTGTACCCCTCTAACATTTGCAAAATCTGCTTCTGCAATTTCGACTTCGTTCAATCTTCTTAAAACAAGATTACAAAGTGTAATATAAGAACTGGCCATGAAATACCTTTAAGTGAAAAGGGGCCAGCGTGAACTGGCCCCCAACTTTTAAGAGTGGATGTTGTAGTTACAAGTGAACAAAGCTTCTGGTCGAAGTATTTTTCTACCATAAAGATTAGCACCCCTAACAACATCTGCGAAAGATGTTGGAGAGCGGAAAGTCTCTACTTTGTTGATTTGTTGCGCTGTAGCTACAGAGCTGTCATGTCCAGCAACTGCCACACTAAAGTTGGTTTCAGAACCCGCTGCTGCGGCTGTTCCTGCACCGTTACCTAAGTATGGTACGTTGTTTGACTTATAGACACGGAACCCACGAATAAGACCTGGCATTCTGCCATTTCTCATTTCATCAGATCCACCAAAGTCACGATTGATGAGTTTTGAATCCTCATCCATTAGTACTTCAGCAAATACTGGATCTACTACGAGCCATCTGCCATCAGACTCAACATTAGCTTGA